CAGATGGTTCCAGGTGTTCAGTGTAGGACCAACTATCAGAGAAAAGTTTGGCGACGAACTTAAACCAGGATACTGGGTAGTAGTCAAGCACGGTAGATGGACACCTAATATACAATTACCAATTGACAAATACAGAGAGCAACTCTCAGAAACAATTGGTGTGATGCCTGAAGATGTAGACAAACACGTTTCTTCAGGAGCCAGATACAATGATAAATTTATGTTTTGGAAAGTAGACTATCATGACGGTGTACTAGGGTATTTCCCAGGAAGTGTACTGCCAACAGAATACTATGAAAGCCAGCAAGTCACATCTTCGCTAAGAGATGACCAAAGAGTTTATACTGCTAAACAGACTGCTAAACAAGAAATTTACACTGAATCTGGTGAAGTGTGAGTATAGATACACAGTCCTTAAAAGAATCAGTAGGCGACACAGCAATAGCATTGGTAATTAATTTTCCATTGAACATGTTGCTATTGTACATTGCCAATAGAACATTTATACCTAATTTGGAAAGCGAAGGAGATATAATCTTTTGGACTTCTGTGTTCTTAACATTTTGGTTTACACTTGTAGCAATTACAAGAAAGTATTTTGTCAGAGTGTGGTTCAAAAATAAAGAATTGAATAAAACTAGACTTAGGAGAGAAAGTGCCGTACATTGAAAAGATAGGTAATAAAGCAATAGCAGAACAACTATGGCAATGGGAAGGAGTAATGCATGACCCAAACATTGATGGATTCAATGGTTGGGGTTGTAAGAAAAAGATTTATGAAGTTTACTTTCAAGCCAAAAAAGCATTAGACAATGCACCGGTGTATGTTGATGAAGACAAATTTTTACATGAGCACAGAAAGAAAGAAATAGAAAACAAACTTAAAAGAAAAAGATAGTGGAAATTATTGTAAGCAATAAGAATTATCCTAATCCCTTTATATTTGTTAAAGCAAGAAGATGTGGCAGTAATAGTCTAGACCGTTGGCTAGATGAAAACGTAGGACGTGATAATTATTGTGGTATAGCAGGGGATAATTGGAGTAATAATTACAGCCTGTTTAACATTGTAGAGGATGATATTCTAGCAGGCACCAAAGTAACATTCTGCCGTAATCCTTATTCAAGACTAATAGCAAGTTACCATGTAGACATTTGGCATCTTGCTAAAGACTTACCAGCCAATCCAAGTGACCTTACACACCCTAATCAACCAGAACCAATGAATCCTGAAGTTCCTGTTGACCCAGAAACATATAAGATTACAGAGGACAAAGATATTCATATAGAAAACTTTACTTTCTTTATAGATACACTTATAGAATATCATCAAAGAGTAGACCCTACAAAGTCTGATTCCTATGTGTATACACCTAACAGGTACTGGTGGCAGAATACTAGTGTTACATTGCCCTTGTTTCATACAGTATTAGATAATAACAAAGACAATATACAATTCTTTGATCATATAATCAAGCAAGAAGAAATAGCAACAACGTTTCCTGTAGTCAGTAATAAAATACTAGGAAGTGAAGTACCGTTAAATAAAGTTAATACATTTAATGACAGGCACAAACAAACAACAACTAAGATAGATTTTAGTTATGTACTAGATTACAACAACAATAGAGAAAAGATTGCAGACTGTTGGAGCAATGATTTTGAATGTTTTGGATATGACAAATAATGGAAATTTTAATTGGTAAGAAACAAGCACATCCATTTGTGTTTGTTAAAGCAAGACGTTGCGGTTCGAATTCACTAAATGTTTGGCTAGAAAATAATATTGGCAGAGACAATTACATAGACTTGTCAGGCGACAATTGGTCTATAAACTTTGATTTGTTTGATGTCGTAGAAAATGACATACTAGATGCACCTAAAGTAACATTCTGTCGTAACCCTTACACAAGAGTAGTAGCAGGTTATCTAGCAGACATATGGCACTATGCTCCTGCATTTCCTGTAAATGTAAGTGACCCAGATCACCCTAATCAACCACCAGCCAATGCTGACTTTCAAACACAAATAGATATGTCTATGTACAAAATGACAGATGATATGGACAAACACATAGAAGCATTCACATTTTTCCTTGATGAAATGTGTGATTACTTAGGTGGTAATGAAGCAAGACATTGGTGGCAAGTTACTTTGGTTAATGAACCATTAATACATACTGTTCTCAACAATGATCCAAGTAATGTCGAGTTCTATGATTACATTGTCAAGCAAGAAGAAATAGGTAATGTGTGGCCAGAGATATCTAAAAAAGTTATAGGCAAGGAAACACCTTTCTATCTAGCAAACAATTTTAAAGCAAGACACCCAAGTGATAAAAGATTAACAACAGACTTTATGCAATTATTAGATCATAACAACAACAGAGATAAGATTGCAGAATTTTGGAAACAAGACTTTGAATGTTTTGGGTACGAAAAATAGTTGACTTTTATCTACATTTAGTTTATAATACACAAAAGGAATATATATGAAACAAGGTAATTTATTTGATGAACTGTATGATGCACAGGAAACTGACGATTATACAGATAATACCAACCATGCAAATGCAAATGGTTTGTATCCAATAGCAAGTGAGGATGTTATCAAACAAGAGTTAGTTACATATTATAGAGTTGCTGGTGCTGTTAAGAAAGTAACAAAGTCTAGAAACTTTCTTTTTAATGAACATAGCGACACAACAACTATTGAGGTTTTTAAATGAAAGAATTATGGGTAGAAAAATACAGACCTAATACAGTAGATGGTTATGTATTTAGAGATGCTAACCAACGTAAGCAGATTGAAGGCTGGATTAATGACGGAGCATTACCACACTTGCTGTTTAGTGGTGCACCTGGTACAGGTAAAACAACATTAGCAAAAGTATTGCTACACAGTTTAAAAGTAGATCAATTTGATGTACTGGAAATTAATGCTAGTAACGAAAATGGTATTGACGTTATTAGAGATAGAATCACAAACTTTGTGAGTACTATGCCGTTTGGGGAGTTTAAATATGTATTGCTAGATGAAGCAGATTATATTACTCCCAATGGTCAGGCGGCCTTGCGTGGTATGATGGAAATGTATCACACTACTGCTAGGTTTATATTGACCTGTAACTACCCGCAAAGAATTATCCCGGCCCTTCATTCTAGGTCCCAAGGTTTCCATATTGAGAAACTAGACATAAATGAATTTACGGCCAGGATAGCAACTATCTGTGTTGAAGAGGGCGTACAGATAGATTTAGAAACCCTTGACACTTATGTACAAGCAAGTTATCCAGATCTTCGTAAGAGCATCAACTTGGTACAGCAAAATGTAGTCGACGGTGTATTACAAAGTCCTCAAGATGGCGATGCCGCACAAAGCGACTGGATGCTATCTATGGTAGACTTGTTCAAAGCAGGCAAATACAAAGAAGCAAGAACACTTATTTGTGACCAAGCAAGGCCAGAAGAGTACGAAGATGTATTTAAGTTCTTGTATAGAAACTTAGAACTCTGGGGTAATGACCCATTAAAGCAAGATCAAAGCATTGTTATCATCAGAGACGGCATGGTCAAAAGTGTTTCCTGTGCTGATCCAGAGATAAACCTCAGTGCAACTCTAGTAGAATTAGAAATGAATGCGGCAGGATAAATATTGGTATGGATGTCAAGGCTGTCATAATATCAGAATCTAATAGGCTTGACACTCCTAGTACTCCTGCTACTTTTCCTGTTAATTACAGATCTTTAGGCGCCCATATTATTAAAGGTGACCTTGCAGAATTAGGCATTGAATCTACTGTAATAGACTTTTGCTTTCATTTTGATCAAGATGAATTAGTCAAAGGTATTGTAAATTATTTTTCCAATACCAATACACAATATATTTGTATTAGTGCTACATTATCGCAAGGGTTAGATTCATATTATATAGATCTTGCAAAAAATATTAAAAAAGAATTACCTAATGCTAAAATTCTTTTTGGCGGCAAACGTAGAATCCAACGTAAAGTAATGACAGTATTTAATGATGTTGATGCAATTTTTTTAGGTAGAACAAAAGAAATGCTCAAGGACTATATCAATGGCAATGATATGTCTAAGTATATAGCAAACACAGAGTTTCCAAATATTTTTGTAAATAATAATTTAGATTACGATATAGAAAAAGCAGTTTCTTATACATTATTTAAAGAAGATGACTTTTTAACATCAACAGATGTTATTGGCTTTGAAGTAGCATTAGGCTGTAAATTCAACTGCTCATTCTGTAATTACCCATTACGTGGTTCTAAAAATCTTTATATGAATTGCGAAGAGCAACTGTATTACACAATGCAACATGCCTATGACACATATGGCATTACTACTTTTTATGCTTCAGATGATACTGTAAACGAGTCTGATGAAAAGTTGCAGTTGCTAGTAGATGTTGTAAAACGTTTGAGTTTTAAACCAAACATAGCAGGATTTTTTAGATTGGATGTAATGGCAAAGAGATCACATCAAATTGATATGCTCAAAGAAGCAGGCGTTAATTCTATAAATTTTGGTATAGAAAGTTTTGGCAAACAGGCTATCAAAGGCACATTTAAGAAAAGTACTTTAGATGACTTAGAATATGTAGTAAAAAGATTAAGAACAGAAATTCCAGATTGCTGGGTTTCCAGTGGTTTTATTTGGGGACTGGCCAATGACGATTATGACTTATTTGAGAAAAATTTACTACATGTAGAAAATTCAAAGTTAGTAGATAATGTAGGTTCTATTCCCTTAATCATTAATCCATTTAATTATTATAAAGAAGAGGAAGAATTTATTGCATGGGAAGAAGGTGCTTTTTCATCGCTAGATTTATATCCAGAGAAGCACGGATATTCCATAGATCCAAATACTAAAAATTGGTCAAACACTTATACACACAAAAAAGAAGCAGACGTTAAAGCAGAAAAATATGTCAAAGCATTACATCAACGAGGTAAATTAACTGTCCATATAGAAGCATTTACATGGCAAAGTGTGATATCGCAAAACATAGCATCAAGCAGAAGCGACTGGTATACACAAATGAATGACTTATCAGGACGAGGATTGGTTCAAAAGGCCCGGTTTATAACTAATAGTAACATTACAAAATATATGGACAGTAAATTAAAATGGTTATACAATGAAATATAAAATAGGAATTATAGGTAAAGGGTTTGTAGGAAGTGCTGTCAGCGATGGCTTTTCTAATATAGAACAGTATGTGGTGGATCCTAAAATTTCAGAGGACAACACAATTGATAAACTTGTCAATGACTTTGATCCACCACTTACTTTTGTTTGTGTTCCAACACCACCTAATAAAGACGGTAGTGTTAATGTAGACATTGTTACTGAAGTTCTACAGGAATTGAACAACAGAGAGTATAAAGGTATAGTTGTTGTTAAAAGCACAATTATACCTGACTACTTACATGTATTTAAAAAGAGTTATAAACTTAAAATAGTTTACAATCCAGAGTTTCTCACTGAAGCAAATGCTTCACAGGACTTTGTTAATCCAAACATGCAAGTACTCGGAGGGAAATGGAAAGACTGCGACACAGTTGAAAAAGCATACAATAGGTATAGCAACGTGAGAGTAGTTCCGACATTTAAAGTAGACTTGAGTACTGCAAGTTTGATTAAGTACACTATTAATAGTTGGTTAGCAACTAAAGTTGTTTTCTTTAATGAACTATACAAACTACAACAAGCAAGTAGCAGTATGGTTAGTTGGGACCAGTTTACAGATATGCTAACAAGAGATCCACGCATGGGCAATAGTCATATGAAAGTGCCTGGTACTGATGGCGAGTATGGATTTGGTGGGCATTGTTTTCCTAAGGACACAGAAGCATTAATACACTATGCACAGAGTAAAAACATAAAGTTATCACTGTTAGAAAAAGCAGTTAGCAAAAACAAGAAATTAAGATGATAGCAACCATAGAACCCATAGTAGAAACACTAGAAGCATTAGAGACTGATCTAGATCGCTACGAATACTTAATAGAACTAGGCGATAGTTTAGCAGGTATTGGTGTTGTAGAAATGCTTAATGACGAAAACTATGTAGCAGGATGCCAAAGCGATGTTTGGCTTACTCACATACTAGACGAAAACAACACATTGCAGTTCTATGCACATTCAGACAGTAAACTTGTTAAAGGTTTATTACATATTTTAGTAGAGGCATTCAGTGGTTACCAGCCAAATGATATGCTAAATTTTAACTCGTCTTCTGTACAAAAGATACCGTTAGGTGCTCAACTTAGTATGCAAAGACAAATTGGTATGATGAGCGTTTTTAATAAAATGAAATACATATCAAAACAATATACAGCATCAGCATGATTACAATACCCGATATAATAGGATTCACAGGTGTGGCATTACTTATAGTCACATACGCATTATTACAATTAGAACGCATTGACCCTAAAGGGTTTTGGTACAGTTTTAATAATTTAATTGTAGCAATTCTTGTAACAGTTAGTCTAGTTTACACACCTAACCTAGCAAGTTTGGTAATAGAATTCTTTTGGTTTATAATCAGTGCCTATGGAATCTACATGTACTTTAAAAGGAAGAACAGTTGAAAATAGCAATTACAGGACATAGTAAAGGCATAGGTAAAGCATGTTTTGATTTACTTAGTAAAGAGCATGATGTCGTTGGTATGAGTAGAAGTAATGGATTTGATATAAATGAAATTAAACCTATTATAATGACAGCCAACTCATGCGATGTGTTTATTAATAATGCATACTCAGGTACTAAGCAATCAGAATTATTTGATCAATTGTTTAACTTGTGGAGAACAGATGATACTAAAACTATTGTAAATATAAACAGCAGAAGCAAGTACGACGGTGTTAGAACATCATTATATGGAGCAGACAAAAAGCATTTAGATCACATAGCACAATCAAATGTGTTTAGTGATATGAATAAAAGGGTCAGAGTAATTAATATAAATCCAGGCTATGTAGATACAGATATGGTGCCTCCACGTGCCAAGGACTATAATAAACTATCGCCTGAAACTGTAGCAGAAACAATTAAGTGGTGTTTAGATAAGCCACAAGAAATAGAAATCAATGAGTTATCAATATGGTCGACCTGGTTGCAGTAGCAGAAGAAATGATGCGTTTCGAACCCGAATTTAAAGAAGGTGGGTTTGTCCACACACATATCAAGCAAAACAAAAGTGATCCTTTGGTTGCTATTAAAAGTGCAGTAGATAGAATGACCGACTTGTATGATCTCGAGCACTATCAAGTCGGCCAAGTAAGCGAAATTATTTTAAATAGGTTAGTTTAAGTCACCATATACACCTAATATCTCTACTACAGCAGGATGCCTTTCAACATCTTTTGAAGTAAATTCTACTACTTTTATGTATTCTGATTCGTTATCTTGTAATCTCTCTAGAAAATCTTTTAACCCATTGTCTCCATAACCTCTATCATGTTGACGTAAATCTCCTGTTATTACCATTTGACTTCCATTGCCTATTCTGGTAAGCAACATCTTCATTTGCTCTGTGGTTGCATTTTGCATTTCGTCTGCAATAATAAAAGCATTTTTAAATGTTCTACCTCTCATGTATGCCAGTGGTGCAATCTCAATAATGTTTGCGTCTATCATATTTTCTATGTGACTGGGTGTAAAATGTTCTTCAAATATATCTATAATAGGCCTAGTCCATGGCGCCATTTTTTCCTGTAATGTACCAGGTAAGAAACCATGTTGCTCATCAACACTGATGGCTGGCCGTGTAATAACTATCTTAGTTACCATTCCAGATGATAACGACTGTATGGCCTTTTTAGTAGTAATATATGTTTTACCCGTACCTGCTGGACCTACCGCAAATGTTATTGCCGTGCTCGTGTGTTCCAGTGAAGCAAGTAAATGATCTTGCGTTATGTTTCTTGGTACTACTGTACAATTAGCCGTCTTAGTGTTATATCTGTTATCAAGTTTCAATATCAATTCCTCCGTTTGTAGTTGGCGTATGCTTGCCTTGAATTCTCTTTCTTTGCGTTTTTTTCTTGACATGGTATCTCCTTTTTGAAGCCATAAAAAAACCGTGCATGAGTACTCATGAACGGTTGCTCTGTATATGTTGTCTACAACTTTTTGAATGGTTGTTAATCATCATGTAATATTATTTAGTATTAGATGTCAATGTTAAAACAACTATGTTAATAACTTTGATAAATACTTGTATGTCAAAATATACATCGGAAGATATCAATAACACCATAAAGGCTATAAATCAAGATAGAACATTACTTGATATGCTATTAGAACTAGATGGTCTCTTTGAGCATCTAGGTATTTATGCGTTTAAGAACTGGAAAAAGGGCAAAATAGTGGAAGTAGGCCGCCCTAGTAAATACTGGATTGATCTAACATTAATGTACGATAAAGCAGATATGCCAGATCCAGAAGGTGCATTACGTTTAACTAACAAAAATTGCAAAGTAAAATTTAATGAAGATGTATTCGAATATCCTAAAAAGATAACAGGTCCAGAAGATATTGAAGTTGAAATTAGAAGAGATAGAGTGTACAGAAAAACCAAAACAGAATCAGATCCTGTATGGTTAGTTGAGTTAAGAATACCAAGAAAGTATTTAGAGCATTATGACGAAGCAGAAACTAAAATGAATGACGATAGTATTTCTACACAAGACGCAACTGATGGAGCAATGCTACAGCAAGGCGTAGATCCAACAGCACAAATACCAGCAGATCCAATGGCGGGCATATAATATGAAGCATCTTGATTTAGTAGACTTGGTAATACCAAAAATTAGTCTAGATGAATTTTCTCCTAAAACTGGAGATAATAAAGATGTTATTGTTGTTGGCTTTTATGTTGATGATTTAGAACCTGCTAAAGACTTATCTAATTTCATAGAAGCAGGAGCATACCAAACACTAGACTGCGAGGCTTCTCCAGCCGCAAACGATGAAGGTCATTATATGGTGTTTGTGGAAATGAAAAGAAACGACGAGATTTATGAAAAAATAGATAAAATTTTACATGATGTAGAAAACTTATCTGGTAAACTAGCATGGACAGTAAAGCCATACTATGCAGATGAAGACTTTAAACTACAGGAAGATACATGGAAAAGTTTTGTAATAGTGGACCCAGATATGTATGTAGATAAAAAAACATTCCAACAGAATAAAATACAAGCAGAAGAATCTGCTTACAAAGAAAATTTAGGTAATTTTTTAATTGACAGTTTAATGTCAAACGTAAATTTAGATAAAGACACAGAAACAGATAAAATACAATTTCAAAGAGGTAAAAGAGTTTTTGAATTTGAATTAATTAACTTTGGTCAAAAAGATATATTAGAAGATATTTCATCAGAGCCTATCAGAAGTTTGTTAAGCGATGATTTAGCATTTGCAGATGCAATAGGTAAAACGTATGTAATTAACAACTTTAGTGAAGGAAGGTTTACACTTTCTAAAGAAGGCTGTGATGATGTTATGTTATTAAGAAAAATATGAAAATAGAAATACTAGAAGTATTACAATCACACTTTGGTAAAGATAAAGAAATTACCTTAGACAGTCATTTAATGGATGACTTAGGCGGTGATGAATTTGACATAGTTGATGTATTTGTTCAAATAGAATCCAAATTAGGTATATCCATACCAGAAGAAGAAACATTTGATATAATGACTGTGTCTGCACTATGCGAGGTAGTAGATAGACATGTTCAGTCAGATTAAAATAATACTTTTCTTTATAATGATCCTTGGCGCCGGCGGAGGATTGATGTATGTAAAACATTTACAATCAGAAAACGAAATCCTTACACTTAATAATGCAAAACTAAATGATGCTGTTGAGCAACAACAAGCAGTCATTGAACAGCAATTACGTGATATAGAAACTAAGACCGAAATTAATAAACAACTAAGTAAAAACAATGCTAAACTTACAGCAGACTTAAATCTTGCAAATGAAAAGTTTAATAAAGTAAATGCATCAGGCGAAAGAAGAGATGTAGGTGCCTTGGCAGTAGCAAAGCCTAAAAGCATAGAGCGAATAGAAGGTAAAAGAGAACAACAAAGAGCAAGATGTTTTGAAATAGCACAAGGCTCGCCACTAACAGAGGAGGAATTAAATGCAACTAAGAAATCGCAAATTAATGCAGAATGCACTAATATTGCCAATCCTAATTACGTTCCTTATTAGTGGTTGTGCAAGTACAAAGCAATTAGAAATCTTTACTAAAGAAGTAGAACGTATGCCGTTAGACTTAGAACTTCCTCCAGTTGTCATATTAGAACAAATAAATTGGAAGATTATAAATGAGGGTAATCAAGAAGAAGTATTTGCTGAACTTAAAAAAGCAAACATAGATCCTGTGCTATTCTCGTTAACTGACGAAGACTACGAATTAATGCAGAAAAATAATGTACAGTTGCGTAATCAGATTATCAAATACAGAGCAATTATAGAAGCCTATAAATTATATTACGAACCCGAAGAACAGATAGGTACAGATAAAGATACTAATAAATTACTCAATTCAGAGTTTCAGCCAAAAACATTCAATAAAGACGATTAACACTTGACTTTCTTGTCAATTCCTGTATAATTAAACATTATGGATCACTATCAAATACTTGGTGTTAGCCGCGATGCTGACACTCGCGAAATTAAAACAGCATATCGTAAATTAGCAAGTAAGCATCATCCTGATAAAGGTGGCGACGAACAAAAGTTTAAAGAGATTCAGAATGCATACGAAACACTCAGTGATCCACAAAAACGTGCAGAGTATGATAATCCTAATCCGTTTGGTAGTGGCAATCCTTTTGGTGGACAAAGTAATCCATTTGCTGATATATTTGGTGATATATTTGGTCATAGACAGCAACGTAGGCAACAGAACATGGATGCCCAAACAGATTTAGTGTTACCATTAGAGCAAGTATACACTGGTACAACTCAACGAATAGATGTTGGTACTGGTATAATAGATTTACAGATACCAGCAGGTGTAAATGACGGTACTAGATTTACTATACATGGCAAAGGTCCGCAACGTGATCCTAATTTACCTCCAGGTGATCTATTTGTTAGAGTTAGACATCAACCACATAGAGAGTTTGCAAAAGATGGTAATGATCTAATTGGTATAGCAGAAGTTGATTACTTTGAAGCAGTAACAGGCACAACCATAAGGGTAAGACATATAAGTGGCAGAATGTTATCAGTTAATGTACCTGCAGGAACAAGGCCTAATAGCAGACTTAGTTTGAGAGGCGAAGGATTTACAAATCCTAATAACAGTATTGTTGGCAATTTTATATTACAAATTAATGTAGAGCCGCCAAATAATATTAATAATGAACATTTAAGACTTATACAAAGAATTATACAAGAACGCAGGAGAAATAATTAAATACTATTATGAACATAGACGGAATCATTGAAGAAGCATACGAAATATCTAATCAGTTTAATCATGAATATATGACTGTAGAGCATTTGGTCCTTGCACTAATTAAAGACAACGAGATTAAAAAAATACTTAAAGAATGTAATGTTGAAATTAAACAATTAGAAGCAGACCTTGTTACATACCTCAATGATGAACAATATAATAATTTAAAATCTGATGGCGGTGCTGTTGGTAAGCCTAGAAAAACCATGGCTGTAGAAAGAATATTTCAAAGAGCATTTGCACAAAGTATTTTTAATGGTAGAGATAAAATATCTGCAATAGATCTGTTAGTTAGCATTACAAATGAAGAAAATTCCCATGGTGCATATTTTCTCAGTGTCAATGGATGTCATAGAGAAAATTTACTAGACGTATTGGGAGAAGTAACTGACGGTGAACTAGTTGAAGAAGAACACGATTACATTAAAAACTTAAATGAAGAAGCACTCAATGGTGGCATAGATCCGCTCATTGGTAGACAAGAAGAAGTAACTGATGTTGTAGAAATACTTGCTAGACGTAAAAAGAATAATGTGTGTTTAGTAGGTGAGCCAGGCGTAGGTAAAACTGCAATAGCAGAAGGTATGGCTTGGAAAATTATTAATAAACAAGTACCTAAAACATTAGAAGATAAAACTGTATTTCAAATTGATGTAGGCACAATGTTAGCAGGTACAAAGTTTAGAGGAGACTTTGAAGAAAGACTCAAAGGCGTACTTGATCAAATATCAAAAAATGAAAATGCAATTCTTTTCATTGATGAAATACATATGATTATGGGTGCCGGTAGTGCTGGTAGCAGTCAAGTAGATGCGGCAAACATGTTAAAGCCAATGCTGGGCAAAGGTAAACTATTATGTATTGGTGCAACAACACCAGATGAATTTGCTAGTACATTTGAGAAAGATAGAGCATTAATGCGTAGATTTGCTAGACTTGATGTAGAAGAAACCACACTCAAAGATACCATTGCAATATGTAAAGGGTTACAATCACATTATGAAGAGTTCCACAAAGTTAAGTATGAGGAAGGCACTATTGAAAAAGCATGTGAACTAGCAGATAGATATGTTAAAAACAAATACTTTCCTGACAAGGCATTAGATATTGTGGATGCCGCTGGGGCAGTTGCTAAAGTATTAGGAAAAAAAGTTGTCAAACTAGACGGTGTTGTATTACAAGTATCTAAACTTGCAAAGATCAAAGAAGAAGTTGTTGACATCAAAGACACAAAAGGATTTAGGAATCTAGATAAAAAGATTAAAAAGAAAGTATTTGGGCAAGACGAAGCAGTAGATAAACTTGTAGAAAGTATTCTTGTTAGTAAAGCAGGACTTAGAGAGCCTAATAAACCAATTGGTACATTCCTATTTGTAGGACCAACAGGTGTAGGTAAAACAGAAACAGCAAGAGCATTAGCAGACGAATTAGATATTAAACTAGTTAAGTTTGACATGTCAGAGTATATGGAAAGACATAGTGTCAGCAAACTTATTGGTGCTCCTCCAGGTTACGTTGGACACGCAGAAGGCGAACTAGGACAAGGCATGTTGCTATCTGAAATAGATAAGAATCCTAATTGTGTATTGCTACTAGATGAAGTAGAGAAAGCCGCACCAGAAGTATTACAAGTATTGTTACAAGTAATGGATGATGGCAGGCTTACAGGTGCAACAGGTAAAACTGTAGACTTCAGTAATGTTACACTTATAATGACCAGTAACTTAGGTGCCGCAAAGGCAGAAACAAGCAAGATTGGATTTGGTGAAACATCACACACAGACACAGATATTAAAGCAGTTAAAAGTTTCTTCACACCAGAGTTTAGAAATAGAATAGACTCTTATGTTAAGTTTAATAAACTTGGCATGAAAGAAGTCAATCTTATTATTGATAAGATTGTTAAAGAAACAAACGAATTACTTGCTAGTAATGACAGCAAAATTAGTATAGAACTAACCAAAGCGGCTAAGAAGTATATTGCAGACAACGGATTTGAACCTAGCATGGGTGCAAGGCCTTTGAAAAGACTATTCGAAGATGTTGTTAAGAAACCTATTAGTAAAAAAATACTGTTTGATAAAATTGAAGAAGGCACAGTACTTGTAGATTATATTGAGCAGTTTGAATTCACTGTCAAATGAATTTAGGAAAACGTATTGCAGGCATAGATATACAGCCGTCTTTTAAACTTTGGTGGAACAAGTATCATATCAAAGTAGTTATTAAAGGCAATTGGCTAATACACGATGCTATGATAATGAACGACATTTATGCATTTCAAAATTTGCATTGTTGGGACACAATGAAATTTGCATGGAATAAAAATTTTACTACATATTTTGCAGACAGTAATGTAGCCAAAAAGTTTATTAAAAATTTTAAAGATAGTATTATTAGTGTAGAAGGTATACGTTCACCAGAAGAATATAATGTAGTTATTTCTGACACTAAATTATTAAGGCGTCAACTATTTTTTAATAAATATAGATACATGACATATAAGATTATGCCGTCGAATAAGTTTTGCGATAAGGTACAAAATCTTAATATGGATGCTAGGATATCCACTACTAAAGATAGATGGAAAACTACAATTTACATGAGCAACAAAAAAGATGTTGCCAAACTACAACTATCACTTGGTAAAACAGAGCAGATATATAAAGTTGTAACACTAGAGGAATTATAAATGGGATTATTTGGAAGAGACACAAAATTAGATAGAGAAGCAGTTTTTGAGCAACTTAAAATAGACGAAGGAGTAGTCAATGAAGTCTACCTCGACCACTTGGGATACCCAACTTTTGGAGTGGGCCATTTGGTCCTCGACACCGATCCAGAGAATGGAGCAGAAGTTGGAACACCCGTATCAGAAGAACGTGTTAAAGAATGTTTTGAAAAAGACCTTGACACAGCAATATCTGAATGTGAGTTATTATACGAAGAAGGGGTATTTGGAGACTTACCAGACGAAGTCCAGCAAATCTTGGTTAATATGATGTTCAACATGGGTAGAACTAGACTAAGCAAGTTTAAGAAAATGCATGCCGCAATCATCAAGGAAGACTGGAAAACTGCCGCAATAGAAGGTAGAGATTCAAGATGGTACAAACAAGTGACTAACCGTGCTGAAAGGCTGATGACTCGACTCGAACAAGTTTAACAACATTCTCATAAGTGCCTTATTGAGATAAATACAATTGAGGCTACTTATGAGAAGAACATTAGAAATGCTAGGAAACTCAAGTGATAATATGAGTTTAACTGGCGAAAAAATCAAAGCAGATAGTTATTTCGGTTATACGGACGGTATTCATTCCGTTAGTGTAAAGTTAAATGCTTTTGTGGGCAAGATTAAACTACAAGGCACACTATCTTTAACGCCAGAATCAGCCGATTGGGGCGATATTAAACTTATAGAAAAAGCATCTGCAACCACAGGCACAGAAATTCACACATTTAAAGGTAATTATGTATACCTAAGAGCCGTTCTTGATAGAGCAGGAGTCGGCGATGGCAGTACATACGACTTATCATACGGTAGTATCTCACAAATTTTATTAAGCAATTAAATCAACTTTGTTGATAAATACATTATAATTGCAATTAGAATAGGAATACTATGCCAAATGTAACAGGAGATAATTTAACTTTTAATATAGACGGGATCACCGATAATCAGATCCTAGTTTACGATTCTACGCAAGGAATTTTTGTAGCACAAGATAGTGTTTCTGCAGATGCAAACGCCGCCGTTACAGGTGGTAGCAATGTAGGTGCTTCTGGAATAGGCTTATTCTCAGCAAAAGACGGTTCGCAATTAAACTTTAAAAAGATTCAAGGTTCCGGTGCAACTACTGTAACTGAATCTGCAAACGTTATTACTGTTTCTTCAACAGCATATACACTACCAACACCATTAAGCATTCACAATGTGAATGGCAATACAAATATCTTCTCAGGTAGAAACTTTGGTGATAATGCTAATATCACAGCATACGCAGGTGTATTTAATAACGCAAACTATCCTACTAACAGCCAAAGTGCAGGGTTTGATGCTAAAACAAGATTTGTTATTAGTTCAAACGATGCCGCAGATGTAGAACTCAGTTCACAACATAGTTTATTATTACAAACAAAAAGCAGTGATGGTCATATTGAAGTTAGAAGTGCAAACAGTACTGTATTTTATGTAGGTAGTGCAAGTAGCACAACACCTGCATTAAAGATAAACCAAAATAGAAGTTTAACAGTTGCAAATGTATTTACATTACCAACTTCAGATGGTACAAACGGGCAAGTACTTGTAACCAATGGTTCAGGTGCAGTTAGTTGGACTACTCTAAATACAGGTGGTATAAGTCCAAGTCAACTTAGTGCCAACTTAGCAAATTATATACCTAAAAATGCTACTAGTATGCCAGATATCACAATGTCATATGACATTGGTAACAGCAATTACAAATATCTTAACATTTATGCTAATAGATTTAGAGGTACAGCAGACTCGGCCGTTAATTTAGTTGATGGCGGAATAACTGTAACAGCGGCAACATTAGCAAATGCAGTTATTAAAACAAATAATTTAAGTGACTTACCAAATGCCGCAACAGCAAGAACAAATTTAGGTGTTTACAGCAAAGCAGAAGTTGATGCCAATATTGCATCAGCACAATTACAAAATGCTATAAGCACAGTTACTAGTGTGGGTTCAGCAAACACAATCAGTGCCGCAAGTGCCACCCACGCAATTAGATTTGAGGGTGGAACAGGCATTGGTATAAATCAATATACTGCGAACAATACTATACAGATTTCAAAAACAGATGCTGTCACAGGCGTATTTAAAAACGTTAGTGCAGATGGCACACTTATTATTGCAGACAATAATAATGATACACTTAATTTAGTTAGCGGTAGCAATGTTAGTTTTACTGCTAACCCAGGAACAGATACAATTACAATAGATGCTACACTTAACGACAGTAGCATTGACAAGTATACTAAAGCAGAAGTTAATACAGCAGTTAGTTCTAATATATCTGCATTAAGATTTTATAAAACTTTTGTAGGTGACACTGGTTCAACAGATGCCAGTGCCAAAGACGATACATTTAATATTGTCGGTGGAACAAATATTTCTACTTCATTATCTGGTGATACATTAACAATCAATCAAGTTAGTGTACAAGACGGTGTATTTAAAAATATTGCAGTAGCAGGTCAAAATACAATAATAGCAGAAAACAATAATGATACATTAAACATTACGGCAGGTAGTGGTATTTCTATAACATCTGATGCTAACAATGATACAATTACAATTTCTAACACAGGTGCAGGTGGTGGTGGCGGTAGTGTCAGCGAAGCATTTAAAACTGTAAGTGTACAAGGTGGTAATAGTGTTGTAGCAAATGTAGCCGCAGACCAATTAACATTTATTGCAGGTGCTAATGCAACAATATTAGCAGATAGCAATGCACAAACAATTACAATCGATGCTACTGGGGGCGGTGGTGCAGGAGTTAAGGGTGAAACTGGAGCAACTGGACCTGCAGGTAGTGACGGAGCAAAAGGTCAAAAAGGCGAAGTAGGAGATGCAGGCGCAACAGGAGCCACTGGACCGCAAGGTACTATAGGTAACACCGGTCCAGCAGGTGCCAATGGAGACAAAGGATCAAAAGGAGACCAAGGAGCACAAGGTGTTGCTGGAAATACTGGAGATAAAGGTGATCAAGGCGATGCTGGTGCTACAGGACCAACAGGACCACAAGGATCAACAGGACCTACTGGAGCAAAAGGCGATATAGGACCACAAGGTGTTGCAGGTAATGACGGAGCAAAAGGCGAAGTTGGAACAACTGGGCCACAAGGCGCAACTGGACCAACAGGACCACAAGGCCCAGCAGGTGCTACTGGAGATAAAGGACAGAAAGGAGATACTGGTGCTGATAGTACAGTAGCAGGACCACAAGGACCAGCAGGACCACAAGGAGACAAAGGAGATACTGGTGCTGATAGTACAGTAGCAGGACCACAAGGACCAGCAGGAGCAACAGGACCAACTGGTGCAACTGGACCAGCAGGACCACAAGGAGACAAAGGAGATACTGGTGCTGATAGTACAGTAGCAGGACCAACAGGACCACAAGGAGCCACTGGAGACAAAGGTGCCACAGGACCACAAGGCCCACAGGGTGATGCTGGTAATGATGGTGCAAAAGGACAAAAAGGAGAATTAGGACCTCAAGGTGCTACTGGACCACAAGGTGGACAGGGTACTAAGGGTGAAGTTGGACCACAGGGTTCAGCAGGTGCTACAGGGCCAACAGGGCCGCAGGGTAACGTAGGACCAGTAGGACCAACAGGTAGTAAGGGTGACAAAGGTGAATTAGGTGGCCCAACTGGACCAACAGGTGATAAAGGACAAAAAGGTGATACTGGACCACAGGGTTCAGCAGGTAGTGACGGTAATACAGGTCCAACAGGTCCACAAGGACCTGCAGGTGATAAAGGTGCTAAGGGCGATGCCAGTACAGTAGCCGGTCCAACAGGTCCAGCAGGATCAGATGGATCAGATGGTGCCGCAGGTACTAAAGGTGACAAAGGTGAACCTGGAGCCGGCGGTGGCGGTGGTTCCGTAACACGCGGTAACACATATGAAAGATTAAAATTAAACTACAACACATCAGGTGAATTAGCAAGTATATCTGATGCTACAGCAGGCATTAACGCAACAACAGTTACAAGTGCCGCAGGTGGCGAAATAGAAGTACAATTTACAGGATTTGATTATCCGCCAGTAGCAATTATGGCTCATGGTTACAATTATTCACAAAATAAATATAACTTTAATGCTATCAGTAGTGATTGGACTACAAGAACTGTTGACGGAGGTGGAAGTAGTGGATCACCAACTGCTTTTGGTAGTTTCTCAAGTGTTGCTAATGTAGACTTAAAAGTAAGTGAAGGTATTACAGGAGCAAGTAGATCGTTTGGAACAAGCACCCATGCTTGGATAACGTTTGTGATGGCGGAGTAATACTATGTCTTATAAGACTAGTCAAATAGAACTCAATGTACCAAATAAAGTTTTAGGTGTAAGTGTAAGTAGCATTACAGGTAAAAAGCAATGGGCACACGCAAATGGCTCAGCAGATAGATGGTACTCAGGTGGATCATCACCAAAATTTTATCAATGGACTATTGTGTTTTCAGTTACATCTCAAGCACATGGTTCTCACTTAACTAGAAAAGACAGAGAGTTTAACGGACTTGATGTAACAGTTGGTGACTGGATAGCAGGAGCAACCACAGGGCAATGTCTAAAAATTACTTCTGTCTCAAATAAAAGTGCTAGTTCAGTAACTTGTGTTGTTGAAGACGTAGCACGTTATAATACATTTAAAAGTAGTACAGGTACTGGTATATTTGGTACTGGTAGTGCTGTAGTATTCACACTTAATGAAAGTGGGCACCCAATGTTAGATCCACTTCCAAGTGGTATTGTTAGTTCAGACTTTTATGCAAACGTAAACAGTAGATTCCAATACTTAAATCCACAATTAAATTACTTACTAGAAAAAACCGCACATGGTTTTAGTGTAGGTGATGTTATTGCTGTTAGTGATACCGGTTCATTTGTTAAGGCTAATGCCGCTCTTGTTAGTAAGAGTTTTGGTGTTGTAGTTGAAAGCGGACCGGGTCCGGATGCGTTTATGGTTTCGCCTAACAATAGAATTATAGACTTTGTACCAGCAATACCTGGTTCAGCAGGAGATTTTATTTACGCAGATACAGATGGAGATTTAACTACATCTGATACAGGTAAAATAATGTTCTTAAAGATTGCTGATGCTGTAGAAACTAGCACAATTGGTACAGCAATAAACCCAACAATACCAGATGGTACAGTAGTTAAATTTAATGGTGTAAGTCACACATTTAATGGAGCAGGCTTTAGTAGTACATTATCAGAAACTGTAAGTCAAATAAACGGACTTAGTGGTACAAGTATCACAGCAAATACGTCACCAGCACCAACAACTGTGACTTCGAGTGCTAGTGGAACAGCATACGGACTAGTTGGCGGTTATACAACCTTTAGTGCTATTTTTAATGGCGGTAGTGGTAATACAACAGTAAACTTTACTACTAATGCCGCAGGACAAAGTGCATACGGTATTGCAGTTGCTATCCCAGAAGACATGGCAACTGATATTAATGCCGCAAGTATTCCTAATTTAACTGCTACATTTACTAGTAGTGAATTAACACTTACAGAAGCAAACGGTAATGCTATTAACATATATAATAATTCAAATGATGTTAACGGTAATCCATTTGTAGGTAGTAGTAATGTTTCTGGGTTACCTTCTTTTACATCAGCAAGTACAGGTAGCAAACTAAAACTCACAAGAACCGACGGTGGACCAATTGACATCTTTGACAGCACAGGTAATTTTGAAAACAATGCAGGTATATTCAGTGTACACAACGGTATGTTCCCGTTAGCAATGAATGTAGAGCAAGGTATTAGAAGTGCTAGTGTTACAGTTGTTTCAGATATAAGTTCTAGAAACTCACTGTCACCTACAACAGGTGACCAAGCATACGTTATAGATAACGGTGTTGGTGAATGGGCATTGTATTTATGGGATGGTAGTAGTTGGACTAAGGTAAGTGACCAAGATAGTGCTAATACCGACGCACAGACGCTCACATACAACGTAACAGCACCTATAAGTGGGTTTGGTAACAGTCAAAATTATGACTTAGGTAACGTATCACCAGGTGGTAAAATACAAAGTGTTAGTGTAGAAGTACACACAGCATTCACAGGTGGTTCACAAGAGGCCACAATGGAAGTTGGTACCACAGTAGATACAGATTTCTTACATGGTCAAGACGACAATGATCCTGGCTCAGCAGGTGGATACATAACAAATCCAGAGTATGTATGGCCTTCTTCTAATACAGATGAATTAGAAGTAAACTTCAGAATTAATCATTACGGCGCAACAGCCGGTAATGCCACCGTAAAAGTCACATATATTTAATCTATTCTAATACGATTTTTGCCACTTATTCTGGCAGAAAGATAAATACTATTACACAATACATCAGTACACATTATTCCGGAACAATGTAAAAATTGAAAGAGGGAGTTGAATACCCTCAAACACTCCAAGGAGAAAATCAAAATGGCAGATGTAAAGAATTTTGGTCTAAAAGGTATATCCAACGATGTACAACTTGGCAAAGGTGGTGGACGATTTAAGTGGGTAAGTGGTAGCGATAGATACGAATTCACAGGGTCAGATGGTTCAACACTAAAGGCTATTAGAGCCGCCAACGTTGACGTCCAAGGATCATTAAATTCAGACGATATAACATCAAGTAGTGTTACTGTTAACGGTAGCGCCGTCATTACAGGTGACTTAACGGTTAATGGTTCAACCACAACTGTTAGTTCAACTAATACAACAATCAGTGATGCCTTACTAGAATTAGGTACAGGCACAACTGGTACACCTTCAAACGATGTTGGTCTCGTTTTCGAAAGAGGCGACAGCGACAACGTATTTGTTGGTTGGGACGAATCAGCAGATAAAGTAGTATTTGGAACAGGATCTTTCACAGGTTCTTCAACAGGTGCTTTAACTTTTACTGCGGCTGACATGCAGGCGGCTGGAATCACAGGTTCTAGTTTTACTGGTGCCAGTGGTGCGTCAATTACAGCATTCCTAGATGAAGACAATATGGCTTCAGATAGTGCTACTGCTGTACCAACACAACAAAGTGTGAAGGCTTTTGTTGATGGCGAAGTTTCTACTTTAAACAGTACTATTACAACAGCAAACAGTAACATGCTCACGTATGTTAATACTGCAAACACCAATATGAAAGCATACGTCGATGGCTTAGACAGAGACGATGACTTAGCATTTACAGGTGACGACGGCACAGGAAGAACTCTAGACTTAGATAGTGGTACATTAACTATCGCAGGTGGAACTGGTATAACATCAGCCTCCGGCGCAAGTAGTGTAACATTAAACCTAGACAATACAGCCGTTACAGCAGGTGACTATGGTGATGCTTCTAATGTAGCAACTTTTACAGTTGATGCACAAGGTCGTATAACAGCGGCGTCAGAAGTATCAATCGCAACATCATTGACTATCCAGTCAGATGACGCGGCGGATAACGTAGTTGCATTAGCAAGTGATAAGTTAAAATTATTAGGTGGCAGAAACATTACTTCAAGTAACTCAGCAGATGACGTTACTTTTGCAATGGATCAAACATTATCAGATATGACAGCGGCTACATTTAGTGGTCAGGTATCAGCAGGTACATTAACAGATGGAACTGCTTCTATTAGTTCTGGTAGTGCTACTGGATTAGTAAATGTCACAGCATCAGGAATTGTATCATTTGGTACATTAACTGACAGTGGTGAAAGCATTGCAATCACTAAGTTTGTTGACGAAGCAGATGGAATTGGCAGTAACGATAACGATACTACTATTCCAACTTCAGCGGCAGTTGTTGACTATGTAGAAAATAACGGTGGCGATGGCCTTACATTAAGAGCAAGTTTCACAGCAAACAGCAGTGATGCTACTTTTAATATTGGTACAGTACCTAACGTTGCAGGAAGAACTTATTACGCAAGTAGAGTTATTCTAAATGTTACTACATTATTAGCAGGTGGCTCAGTAGACGGTATGTTAGTTAAAGACAACGCAGGTGCAGGTAATGTACTAGCGGCGGCTACAACTAACGACATTGCAGTTGGAACTTATGTTGTTGACTTACCTTTTGCAAGTTCGCTAACTAAAAATGCGGCAGTACAGGTTGAGTTCGTTCAAAGTGACGGATCAACAAGTGCTACACCAACTGGTGGTGTTGTAACAGGTGTTGTTGAATACAAATATGTATAATATCATTTGAATAGTTTAGGCTAATCAAAAACAACTTAGAAAAGCGACTTCGGTCGCTTTTCTTTTGACTTGACACAGAGGATAAAAGAATGTATAATACATGTATGAAAAATAAAATTATATTGACAGATTGCGATGGCGTAGTATTGGACTGGGAGTTTGCATTCCATAATTGGATGGAACACAGAGGACACTTTCCAGTAGAAAATCACAGGTTACATTACAGCATTAGAGAAAAGTTTGATCTAAGAAACGACTCTACTGGTGATCAAGTAATCAAAAACTTTAATGAAAGTGCGGCAATAGGATTCCTTCCTCCACTTCGTGATGCTCAATACTTTGTTAAGAAGTTACACGAGCAACATCAATATCAATTTGTAGCAATTACAAGTTTGAGTTTAGACCCTTATGCACAAGAACTTAGAACTAAGAACTTGAATAAACTGTTTGGCGACGACTGTTTTAAAGAAGTTATCTGTTTAGATACAGGTGCAGACAAGGATGAAATATTACTAGAGTTTGGTAAAAAATACCCAGGAGCATACTGGATAGAAGACAAACCACAGAATGTTGACTGGGGCATAGATGCTGGTCTAAAAGGTATCTTAGTTGAACATGGACACAATATGCATTACAAAGGTGATGCAAGTGTATGTAAAACTTGGGAAGAAATTTACAATTTAATTGTAAAAACCGGTTGACCTCGACCCTAGAATTTGCTATAATATATACATAATTTAGCAAAAACAGACGGTAGGAGGTCTTTATGCAAAACTTAAATACAACAAATCAAAGCAAAGATAAAATTACAGCACCACTAGGTTACTGGATTAGTTCGCTTACTTTGATTGACAAGGCATTGCCTAGTTACAATATCCAACTTACTGGATTAGAAAGCATGTGGTACAATCACGAAGAAAACATTGATCACCCAGAAGGTAGCGAATACCCAACTGGTATCAATACTGCTCACAGAAATGTGATGGTAAAAAGAGTATGTGATAGTGTTTATACTAGAACAGGCATTAACCCTGCAGATTACTCAAATGTTATTCATGCAAGTAAATCACCTGCTAGAAACAAAGACGGCAGTATTAGAGATGATGTTGTTGAAGGTAGATATGTTTTGAGGAATGTGTAATATGAATGTTGCTAAAGCAAAATCAGGCAAGTGGTTTGAAGATCAGTATAGTTTAACTGATCTTCTTTCTTTGTCAGTAGCCGTAAACAGAGTAAATGGTGGTTATATCAAAAAGGATGCCAACATCGAAGAAGATGATAATGGTTATCAAAAGCAACTACCTAACCTTTTCATTATCAATAACCACTTAGGTATTGAAAAATTCAAAACATCTAGTATTAATAAAACACTAGATACATATTATAATGATATCTCAGTTATCGAAAGCGATAGTGAAAATGTTGATCACATGGTTAAGTATTTCAAAGGACTTAGTCTTAAAGCAATCAAACGTGATATCAGTGACTTTGAAAAATCAATCTTAGGTCTTATCAATAAGGAATTTGTGCAATACAAAGATATTGGTATTATTGCAAGTTTACCTAGTGTTTATGAAAATGGTCAAAAGCAACGTGCATTTAATAAAATGGAAAAAGAACTTGCACAACATAGTCAATATGTTGGTACACTAAATGAACGTGAAACATTTAATCTTGAAATCCTTCATAAGAAATTTATATGGAGAAGTAACAGTTATTTGTATGTTGCCAAAGAAGGTGATTACAACATTGTAAAATTCTTTTCACATAAATCTAATGCTGATGTTGGTGATATAGTTTCACTCACAGCATTCGTTAAAGATCACACTATTGGTAAAATGTCACGTGGGTGTGAAACTTACTTGAATAGAGTTAAGTTTTCTGAAGAGTAGCAATTAAATAAACCATAACCCTTTGCATAGTGTCTGGCTCTAAAGTAAGGTCCGGACAACTATGCCAACCTTTACTGCTTCTTGGTAATATGTATGCCCTATTAGGAACATAAGGCATTTGGTGACCCATTCGTACTAATTTACTATCTTCGCCAAAAGTAGGATCTAATCCTTCGTCAATCGCTTGATCATAAGCACAATCAACTTCCCAAAACATAGTACCTGTGTGTGCAAATTCATCAGTATCTGCTAATGAATGCTGAACTGTATAGTAGTATGAAGGGTGGTCTACGTGAACATCATGTACAGAATTTTTGTTTGTGTCCATCCACATAAACGGTTGATTGATATTTACTTTACTTGACATATTCATTACATTACCTATTGCATCTAAAACCTCTTGGTTTCTGTACACATATTCAGTGGCTATTTGTAATGCTTCTTGTGACTCATCTGGTCCTATATGATACCCATGTCTGCCTGGTAATTCTTCATTTTGCCATTGATTCCATGGTATGCAGTTTTGTACCTGTGCGTACAAATCAGGATGCATAAAGTTTTCTACATCCATTACATGTAGTTTGTCAGTTTCGATTGGTGATGTATCTAGTATTCTATCTACCGTCCATTTAGTGTATTCTGTACTCATACATATATTTATAAAAAAGATAAATATAGTTAAGTCCTAATAGGATTTGACTACATGTTTACATGTAGACTAGCAGAATGCTAGACAAGTACATATTGGAGAGTAGTAACGAATGGCAATCATAATGAATGCCAAAGGTACCTCGCAAAGCAGTTTTAGAATAGGCAAACGCGGTTCTAGACTGTACGGGACATCTGACGCACCCAGTGACGTTGATAATATCTCGACAGGTGATCTTTGGTTCGATTCAAGCAATACACTAATAAAAATTGCAACGGTAAGTGACGGTTCTGTAGCATGGAGCAAACTAACTGTAGGCGATGCTGATACACTAGATGGTATCAATAGTACAAGTTTTGCCAGAGTCGATACAGATAATACGTTTGCAAATGATGTTACCATAACAGGTAATTTAATTGTAAACGGTACTCAATCTATAATCAATACAGAAACTCTCAATATTGCTGACAATGAAATAGTTTTAAACAGCGACCTTCCTTCCAACCAACCCGCAACTGCAAACGCAGGAATATTAGTAAACAGAGGTAACGAAAGTAATGTGTACCTTCGTTGGGACGAAGATGAAGGCGAATGGACTGTTAATGGTCAAACATTTAGTGCTGGTGCTTTTGTTGGTAACCTAAGTGGTAATGTAACAGGAAGTATAGCACCCAATGGAGCACCTAACGTTGTTAGAGCAAACACACTAATTGTAAACGGCTCTTACACTATGCCAACATCAGATGGGACTGCTGGACAGTTTTTACAAACTGATGGAAGTGGTGGCATAACATTCTCAAGTGAATTTACAGATTTAAGCATCACAGGAACAGCAACATACAATACTGTTGAGTTCCAAAATTCAAACATAATGAAGTTTAACCAGAGATACACTGGTGCTTCAAATGGTAGTTACTTTAGTAACGGTGAATATCAAAAAGTAGTAACAATTATACCAAGTGGCGCCAGCCAAAACTATCAAGTGGTTGGTCGTATGACGGCTCAAAATGCTGGTGAAACTCACACAGTTTATTTTAATGCCGCATTGAGAAGTAACACATTACCAGACCTTGACTGGACTATAACCTATGATGAAGAATACAATGGTGGTAGATATCTAGATCCTCAACTGTGGACCAAAGAAACAACCACAGCAGGATTTATTTTTGCATTCAAAACATTAGGCACAATTTATGGGTCTGTTACAATTGATATGGAAGTTATTCCAAGAGCCAGTTCACAAAAAGACAATGTAACTGTGAACACAGTTGTAAACAGTGAGCAATCCAGTGTTGATGCAGGATATACTGCTAATGATATGGTATTGGTCACAAGAAAACAAGGAACCACATTCAGTGTAAAAGATGTAAGCATAACAGGTAATATTGTTCCCACAGCAAACGAAGTTTACGATTTAGGAACAAGTTCAAACAGATTTAAAGATTTATATCTAAGTGGTAGTACTATCAATTTAGGCACAACAGCAATCAGTATTAACAGTAATGACGAAGTTGATTTTACTGATTCTGCAAACAGCAGTATTAAAAGAAAACTTGTTGTAGACGAAATACATTTGGGTGACGGTGACGATGCAGTTGTCCTCAAAAAAGGTTCTGACGGAAGATTCCAGTCCAAAACACAAAACAGAAGTTCAAAAGCAGAAAGTACCAACAAAGTTGATTTAGATGATAACAATTCAGATGATTTAAGTGAAGGTTCAACAAATTTATACTTTACAAATGCAAGAGCAGATGCTAGAGTTACTTCTGTATTAGCAACACAAGATTCAGATGATATCAAAGAAGGTTCTACAAACCTTTACTTTACAGATGCAAGAGCAAATAGTGCCATAGATGCGAAACTTACTGGCAATTTAACATTCGGTGAAGTTGATGCAAGTATTGTATCATCGCCTATATTTGAAACAGTAAGCGATTACGGATTGATTACTAGTTCAACAACAAACACAATCGACTACGGTTTATTAACTGATACCGTTGTAGCATTAGTAAATAGTGATTACGGTGTAGTTGAAACAAGTGGAGGACCAGTTGAGTTTCCACGATATGCAGTACTATCAGTACCTGATGCATCTGCATACATTGGGCATATGATTTATGTAACCAATGACACAGGGGGTCCAGTAATGGCATTTAGTGATGGCACTAACTGGAGAAGAGTAACAGACAGAGCAGTCATAAGTTAGTAGGAGAACATAAATGGCAGACGAAAGTAATACAGCAATACACCATCCGGCTGATACAAATGGAGATGGAAAGGTTTCAAAAGCAGAAGAGCAAATGTACCTAGAGTTCAAAAGAAAAGAACTTGAAGACTTAGATGCAATGAGAGATGCTCAACGTAGCATGGCTTGGTTTGCACTAAGTGGTATGTTGTTATATCCTTTTGCAGTAGTAATAGCAGTATTGGCTGGCTTAAATCAAGCAAGTGAAATACTAGGTGACATGGCCGCTACATACTTTGTAGCAGTAGCAGGTATTGTTGCCGCCTTCTTTGGTGCTCAAGCATTTAGTAAAGGTAAGTAATTACTATGGTAGATAAGGTAAGAAAACATTTTGTAAGAATAGTCGTAGAGGATGAAATATCACGTGATGATATTGTAGACTTCTTTGACATAGTACAAAGTGTTGTTCCAACCAAAGTATTTTCATCATTTGATGGCAGTGGCAACAAAGTAAAAGCAGAAGTAGTCCACTATGAATCAGATGATGTACAAGTATACGAAGTATTAACTGAAGATGATATTAGTGCTGAAGAAGGTACACAAATTGCAGAAATACTTGCAGAAGAATTAGATGTGGTCGATTGGGACTTTGAGGCCAGTACTGAATATTAGTACTTGACCACAATCTACTTTTTTAGTATAATACTTAGATAATTAATTACATACACACAGGATTAATATGGCGTTCAATAAAACATTCAATCAAGAAGAAGTCGCAAGACTTAAAAAACTAGTTCAGGAAGGAGACCAAGTCCTTTATGAAGTAGAATCACTCCAAGTAGGTTTAAGAGAAACTGTTAAAGCAATAGCAGAAGAAATGGACATTAAACCTGCAATCCTTATGAAAGCAGTTAAAGTTGCTCATAAGGCATCATTTACCGATGAAACAGATAAGTTTGATGCACTAGAAACTATTCTAGCCGCAGTTGGTAAAGATCACTTATAAAACAGGACCAATAAACTAAAAACAGGTTGACAATATAGATCTATCTGTTATACTACTAATATGAGTCTGACTATAGAAAAGGTATATTTATTTGACATGCAATGGACAGATGATGCTGACTATGAGCACATCTTTGAAGATAGGTTGCATGACACAATGATTCCTTTCTTTGCATTTGGTGAAGAAGCAACCTTTTCTAAAGAAGTAGACTTTGAAAGCAGTTATAAACCAGTTGCAAAAGTATATGCAAAGTTTATAACAGAGGCAAGCAAATATAAATTTATGTTAAAATATTCGGACAAATTAAATGAGTTACGTTGACGCAGTTTTTGAACAGAACAAAGGCATAGTAAGAGTCGTTGAACGTACTAAAGAGGGCGAACGCAAGATCATTGATCACCCTATGCGGTACTACTTTTATGTAGATGATCCTAAAGGCAAACAGCATAGTGTATTCGGTGACCCAGTTAGCAAGATTACAGCAAACAACTGGAAAGACTTTAAACGCAATGTAGCACTATATCAAAACAAACAAACATACGAAAGCGACCTAAAGCCTGTAAACAGAGTGTTAGCAGATCATTACTTGGGCATGGATGCACCAGACTTACACAAATGCTTTTTTGATATTGAGGTAGACTTTGACCCTGAAAGAGGTTATAGTTCTCCTGAAGATGCATTTATGCCTATCACTAGTATCAGTGTTTACTTAGACTGGATGGATAAAATAGTATGTTTAGCAGTTCCACCTAAAACACTTAATTGGGAACAAGCACAAAAGATTGCAGATAATGTAGGCGACACTATCTTATTTGGTAATGAAAAAGCAATGCTAGATGCTTTCCTTAGTCTTATAGATGATGCAGACATACTAAGTGGCTGGAACAGTGAAGGTTATGATATTCCTTATACCGTAAACAGAATTATCAAAGTACTAGGTAAAAGCGAAACAAGGCGTCTGTGTTTACTTGATAAGAATATTGTTAAAAGAGAATATGTTAATCATGGTAGAGAAACACAAACATATGACTTAGTAGGTCGTGTACACTTAGACTATATGCAACTGTACAGAAAGTATAACTATGAAGAACGCCATAGTTATAGACTAGACTACATTGGCGAAATGGAAGTAGGTGAAAAGAAAGTTGTGTATGATGGTAGTTTAGACAGACTATACAATCACGACTTTGAACTGTTCTTAGAGTATAACATACAAGACACAATGCTACTTAAGAAACTAGATGACAAGTTGCAGTTTATAAGTCTTGCCAGTGAGATTGCACATCAAAATACAGTATTACTTCCAGTAACAATGGGTGCGGTACAGACTATTGACCAAGCAATAGTCAATGAAGCACACAGACGTGGCATGGTTGTTCCTGATAGAAATAGAACTAAAGATTCAGATAACCCTTGGGGGCATACAGTAGCAGGTGCCTATGTGGCATTTCCTAAGAAAGGTATGCATGAATGGGTAGGATCAATGGACATAAACAGTCTGTATCCAAGTGTGATTAGAGCATTGAATATGGCTCCTGAAACTATTGTAGGACAACTTAGGCAAGAATACACTAACGCAGAAATCAAACAAAAAATGCAATTAGAGAAAAAATCATTTGCAGATGCTTGGGCAGGTAAATTTGGCACTAATGAATACGAAATGGTTATGGCAAAAGATGTAGACAAGCCACTAATATTAGACTTAGAAGACAAAAGAGAAGTTAGTGTAAAAGGTGCTGATGTGTATAACATGCTGTTTAACAGTGAAGAACCTTGGTGCATTAGTGCAAATGGTACTATATATAGAACAGATGTGCAAGGTATTATCCCAGGCCTATTAGAGAAATGGTACTCAGAAAGACAAGAACTACAAGCAAAAAAGAAAGCCGCAACAGATCCAGAAGAGATTGCATTCTGGGATAAGAGACAGTTAGTTAGAAAGATTTTACTTAACAGTACATATGGTGCTATTTGTAATCCAGGCAGTAGGTTCTTTGACCATAGGATAGGACAAAGTACAACATTAACTGGCAGAGCAATTACTAGACACATGGGAGCAGAAACAAACAAAATGCTGACTGGTGAATATGATCACACTGGCGACACTATTGTTTATGGTGATACTGACTCTGTGTATTTTAGTGCTCATGAAATAAGCAAAAAACAAAACATTGAATTAGATATGGATAGTGCTATTGCATTGTATGATAATATTTCAGATACAGTAAGTGCCTCTTTTCCAGGTTTTGCAAATAAGGCCTTTAATATATCAATCAGTCAAGGTAACATACTTAAAGCAGGTAGAGAAGTTGTTGGTAGAGCAGGTATCTTTATTACTAAGAAAAGATATGCTATCAATGTACTAGACTTAGAAGGTTGGCAACCAGAAGGTGGCAAACTAAAAGTTATGGGGTTAGATCTCAAGAGGTCAGACACACCTGAGTTTGTACAAGATTTCCTAAGTGATATATTAGGACAAACACTAAACGGCGACGGCGAAACAAAGGTACTTGCAAGTGTTAGGGAGTTTAAGAAAGAGTTTAAAGCAATGGAACCTTGGAAGAAAGGTATGCCCAAAAGGGTAAACAACTTAACATATTACACAGAAACATACAATAAAGCATTCAGTATGAATAAGAGTGCCAGTCTATACAAGTTAGAAAAACTCAAAGACGAAAAGAAAGTAATGATTCCTGGACATGTAAGAGCAAGTATTAATTGGAATAACATGCTAAAAGCAAATAGTGATCAATACAGTATGCAAATAACAGACGGTATGAAAGTTATTGTGTGTAGGTTAAAAAGCAATGCTATGGGATATACTAGTATTGCATATCCTACAGACGAAATGCATATACCAGATTGGTTTAAACAACTGCCTTTTGATGAGGATTCAATGGAAGAAGCAGTAGTTGATAAGAAAGTAGAAAACTTATTGAATGTACTTAAATGGGATTTGTCAGCAACAGATACCAGCAATACATTCCATAGTTTATTTAATTTTAATGATTAACTTGGTCGTTAGGTATCAAACGGCCAGGATTTATAAACTTTTTAGGTGTAAAGGCCTAAATAATAACTTTAATGTAAGAGGTGACAACATATGATAAAAGATATATTTAAAGACATTCTAAGGCACACCCACGCCTTAGGCTTTATTGAACAGGTTAAAATTAGTGGTACTGCTGAAAGTACAACTATAGAGGCCATGGATGCAGACAAAACTGTTATCCTGCAAGGTAAACTACACAATCCTGTAGCAGACTTTGTAGACCAAACAGTAGGTCTTAGTAGAATGAGTGTACTAGATGGATACTTAAAGTTTCCAGGATTTGTAGATGAAGGTTCTACTGTAAATGTAGAAACACAAAGCAGGAATGGAGACGATATTCCTGTACAGATTAGTTTCACAAGTGCAGAAGGACACACAGGTAGTTATAGATTTATGTTAGCAGATGTTATTAATCAGCAACTAAAATCTGTTACAATGAAAGAGATACCATGGGACGTTACTATTACACCGTCACAGAAGAACTTAAAAGACTTAGGTTACTTCAATGGTGTGTTAGGTGGCTTTGAACCAGTGTTTTCTCCAAGTACAGAAGATGGTGCTTTATATTTTAGCATTGGTGAAGGTGCCGGTGATAAAGGTAAACTTCCTATTAATAATAATGTTGAAGGCGAACTGTCTGGCAACTGGAAATGGGAAATAGACAAAGCATTAAGTATTCTAAGACTAAGCGATAGTGCAAATTGTACTGTTAGTTTTGCTAACGCAGGTGCAATGCAAATTGTGATTGACAGTGGCTTAGGCGAATACAAATACATATTACCTGCTAAGAGTTAAACATGACAGAAGATTTAGGAAAGAAGCACCAGGATTGGGCAGTTTACCTGCCCGCCATTAGTGGGTTCTATGTAACGCAATTACAGAAAATGGATGCTAATCCAAGTGAATGGAGATGCCCTGAAGGCTTTGAAAAAGGCACACAAGGTATGAACTTCCTTGATCCTGAGAACAGTTATTATCATTACCCATGGGGTCTTTACTCAGGTGGACATGCTCACTTAGATCCTGTTAAAAGCGATGAACGTGAGCCAATGATACAAGGTAGAGATCGTAGTAAAACTATGATACTAGGAGACTCAGGTGGTTTCCAACTTGCCACAGGTGTTATTAAAATGGACTGGAGCAATGCTAAAGATCCTAATGATCCTGTAAGAACAGCATTTTGTAATAAGATACTTACATGGTTAGAGCATACAGCAGACTGGAGTATGACATTAGATGTTCCTGCTTTTGCGGCAGTTGGTAAACTAAGCGAAAGGACAGGACTTACAGAATTTCAAGACACACTAGACATTAGTCTACTTAATTTAGACTATTTTATGAGGAACAGAACACCAGGTGCTACCAAGTTCTTAAATGTGTTAAGTGGTAGTAACGAAGAGAATAGCAAAATATGGTATGATGCAGTAAAGCATTTTTCCAATAAAAGTTTTGTGCAAGAAGCATACGGTGATGAGAATAGAACCTTAGAGGGTTACGCATTCGCTGGTATCAATATGAAACACATGTATAGTGTGTTAAGTAGACTATTGGATCTTAGAGAAGATGGTTTACTTGAAGGTAAGGATTGGATACACTTCTTGGGTACTGGACGCCTTAATTGGGCATGTCACCTTACTAGTATCCAAAGACAGTTGAGAAAATATGACAATCCTAATGTTACACTTTCATTTGATGCGGCATCACCTTTTGTTAATACAGCATATGGCCAAACCTACACACATAATGAGTTTAGAGCCAAGCGATTCGGATACTTTATGGATAGAGCATTCGATAACAAAGATCTCAAAGGATCAAAGATGCCTATGCCTTTTGCACATTCCCCTATAATGAGTAGACTAACTGTTGGTGACATCTGTGTTTTAGGACATGGTGATGTTAATAGGAATGGTAAAGAGACTACAACTAGTTGGGACACACTAAGTTATGCACTTTATATGGGTCATAGTGTTTACAATCACATTACAGCAACGCAAGAAGCAAATAGACTTGCTGATATGGAGAAACACAGAACACCTACACATTGGAAGAACTGGAAGAAAGTTAAAGGCAGTAGTGTAAGTAATGAAACTTCGCCTTATGTTCCAGGTACTATTTTAATGTTTGAAAGTTTTGCAGAAGAAGTATTAGATCCTAATAACACAAATGCAAGACAGATGTTAGAAGATAACAAAGAGTTTTTAAAGGAGATTAGTTTCTCAGATGGTAGTGCAGAGCAATCTACATTTGGTGCTTTATTTGAAACTGACGAATATGAGTCAGGTGACAGTGAAGCGGATATGCAAGAAGACATAATGAGGGCCGACTATGACGGTGAGTAATAAAGCATACAGTGGTACATACACATTTGAAGGACATGACGTAAAATTTCATGTGTTGGAGAATGGTGCAACAATGGAAATAGTAGAAACTAAAGACGGTAAAACAATGCCTGTTAGACTTGTAGACCTTGAAGAAGGTGTAGACTATCAAGATAAATTAATTGGTTGGGGATATGTCAGTTACTAATTACTTTAATGATAAAATTAACAATAAACCAGTAGCGATTATTGATAATTTTTTCAATGAAGATATATTAGATAAGTGGTTAGACTATTATCAGCATAAAGCAGACTTTAGATATGCAGTAGAAGAAGTAGAAAACGGTGAGGCTTTACTTTGTCATTGTTTGGAATTGTCAGATGTAGAAGATATATTTAATATGTCTGAAACTATTATGCCATTAGTAGAAGAATATAACAAACTCTATGGCACTGATCTAAGATACGTTGATTTATGCAGAGCACATATAAACTTAATAACAGCAAATGATAAATTTGTTGGCCATACAGATAGAAATAATGGTATGGTAGTTCTTTGGTTTGCTAACCCGCAGTTCAAAGATACAATGGGTGGGTTCTTTTTAGGCACATCTAAAGAAGACAGTATACTTGTTGAGAATAGTTTCAATAGGTTAGTTGTATTTCCTGCTACAATGTGGCATTCTATACAGTCACTTGCTAGTACTGATGCATTTAGAATTACCGTATACTTAGGTTTTTCTAGAGAAGTTAAAGATAGGAACTTTAAACAAAAAAATTTAGTTAATAAATTTAATAAAAGAGAAGTAGTAAATGGATAGAGAAGGTCACGAGGATACAAAGTTTTTTATAGGCACTGAAGTAGAGCATACGCCTGCTTATGGTCAAAAGACTTTGTTTGTAGTTGGGTATCAACCAAAAGAGGAAATACTTGCTAGGGCACTTAATAGCGGTTGTCCGCACATTTATCTAGGTGCTAACCAAAGTTTTAATCCACCAACTGAAAAAGATTGGCAGGGTTGGGACGAACTAGTTACAAGTCTACTAAAAGATGATATTTGGATTACACTAGACTTTGATGTAACTTTAGCAGAAC